TCATGCCTTTAGCTATTGTTATGTTTTCTTTTACAAAGTCTAGGATTTCTTTATCTGTTAGTTTCATTGTTTTCACCCTTTAGCTTTTCTTTTCTAAGCACTTCATTGTCCGCTTCTTCCTTCTTCAATTCCAAATAAACTTTTTCAAGTATGTCCGTGAGTCTTTTATCGTTCTCTTCACAGAAGGTCACTAGAGATATGACAGAGGTATACAAATCGTCATACTCTCTTTCAAGATTGTTTCCTCTCATCAAGATTTGAATCCGAGAGAACATTACATCTGAACAACCTCGGGACTCACCATTCCAAACATCGCTCATAGTCGTTTCTTTTTGTAATAGTTAATGTGATCATCCCAACGATTGAACTCTTGTCTGATCGGACAAAAAAACAATCCGTTGTAGGGAGGTTTAGTTGTGTCTCGATTAGAAAACAAATCGGTTTGTCGATACATAGTTTCTCCTTAAAATTTTATTTTTTATATATACTAGCAACTTAACACGGTGAAATATGTCTCTCCTACAGACCATGGTACTGGAAAAGTATCATCAACCTATATCAGGTAAAACTTATTATCTCTATCGATCTTTCAGTGGAAAACTTTTTGTAACTGATGATCGAATGGATACGGCAGAAAAGGTTAGCAGTTACGTTTGGTCTTTGGGATAACCCTCGTACCATTTGATCACAGTGTCAACGCGAAAAGAACGCCAAGCAGTTTTATCTAAACACCATACTACAAGATGTGAAGATTCGTTTTCTCTTTGTTCTAGAATTTCTGGTACGTTATGATCTGATAACTCTGAGTTTAATGTGCAAGGCATAATTCTCAGACCACCGTCATTGATCTTATTAAACTCAACAGTAACCACACCTTTTTTTGCTGCCTCTACAAAACCTTTTATAACCATCAGTACGTATCCTCCCAAGAATCCGATCTATTTACATCATCAAAAAATTTAGCAACTTCTTCTACACCAGAATTTCTTTTAAGATTTTTCGGTGTAACTTTAACAGGTGCTAAGTCATTACCCTTATCCACAACATCTTGTATGAAACTTTGTAGGACATCTTTCATAGTAGTGTTATGACGAATACACCATATGTGGAATTCGTCTCTGAGTGCCTTCTCTATTGTTAGGTTCATCAGCACGGTGGTACCACTGCCGCTACCCTTTACTCCTTTAGGCATTTATTTCTCCCATCGAAATATATTCTTACGTAATATTTTCTTGCTATCGCAAGTACGAAAAGTATAGAGGTCATAAAAATAGTCATCGTTAAAGCATTCATCTCCATCCAAAGACAAAACAATACCATGGCATAGTTCAACGGAAAGTTTACTAATGTTCCTAAAATGGTATCACTGAACGATTCTTTAAATGCTTCTTTGTTCAATATCATAATTTGTTAATAACAATTCTTTTCTATTCTTTTCATCTTTACGGTACATCTTACCAGAATGCATCGTATATGTCAAGTCCCATTCGCTTTGGTTCCAGTCCTTGTATAACTCGCGTAGATCCTCACTAGAGTTATATGTTATCATAACATTGCTCTTGACATTGGAAATTTGTCTAGCAAAATCTACATGATCAAATGATAGATGGTGTGCTCCCTTCTTGCCATAGAGTCCTGATTTGATGTCATAAGGAGGGTCAGCAAAGATAAAGGTTTCTGGTTCTGGATCTTGTAATAGATCTGAGTAATCATAGTTCGTGATCAACCAATGCTGTATCAGAGGTCCGTACTCTTTGAGTTTTTGAATTCCTGCGTAGGAGAAGTTTGATTGACTTGCTTGAGCACTGAACCCGCTTGACTCCCCTAACCCGCTAAAAGAGCACTTGTTAGCAATATAAAAAAGGACACCGCGCTCAAACACATCAAGATTTTCCACGAGGCGATCTCGACTCGTGATAAAAAGTTCTCTATGCGCTCCCACATTGTCTTCGTACTCATCTGCTTTTATTTTAGATTCTAGGATACTATTATATAGTCTCACAGAGTCTTCTTGCAGTGCTTTCCAGAAACAAAACAGATTAAAATATTTGTCGTTAACCCAGACAGGAGTTCTACACTTATGACTGATGTAAAGCGCACAACTACCGCCACCTAGAAACAACTCTCGGTAGTATTTAAACTCCGGAAGTTTCTTAAATATTTTATCTGTTGCTCTTGATTTACCGCCGGGATATCTAAGAGGGGTCTTCAATTTCATTATTAATATCTTTCGTGTCTAAAAATAGATCTTCAAACAAATCTAATGAGATGGTCACGGTGTCTACTTCATAAGAATCACTGACAGTGTAAGTGTATGATCCCATCATCTCTCGGAGTTCTTCTTCTACACGATCATGTTCTTTTTTATACGCAACAAAGTCTAATACGTTACCCACTGAGAGACACCCCTTTTCCCGACTTAATCGAATTCCATTGTTCTGGTGTCACATCGTTTAATCTTTTTTTTGTGTACTCAGGATAAGGACCGTATGCTCGATCACGTTCTTCGAATTGATGCTTATGTTCTTGATCGTGAATGTCCAACTGAATCAGAGCATAATGCAGGATCTTCATGATGTCTTTGCGAGCATCATCAGGTGTTCCTTTGTTACCGTATCGCTTGGCGTATTTAATTACATTGCCCAAGCAAAAACCAGTACCATGCCCACTGTCAATAATAACATCCGTGGCTTGATACTTGTCGGTTGCGTAGTGTTGATCGTAGGTTTTATCGACATAAGTTTTTAACTCCTCGATTAGTTTATCTTCGTTAAACTTGTAGTTCATTAACTCTTCTCCGTAGATCGTTTGTTGAGAACCGATGGTCTCGTTTATTAAAATAGATTTCAATTCCTCGACTCGCACATATTGCGCGTCCAGTAAACTTTCCATCTTTATATTCAGATCCTATAATTCTAACATTGATTTCATGCATTGTCAAGATGTCTTCAAGATCTTGTTCAGTAGCATATGGTATAATTTCATCCACATACTTAATAGCATTCAGTTGTTCGTATCGTTCTACAATTGATTGGATAGGTTTATTCTTTTCAGGACGATCCAAACTAGGATCAATCTGTAACCCACAAATCAAATAATCACACTGTGTTTTTGCCTCGCGCAACATTGCACAGTGTCCTGCGTGTAACAAATCAAATGCGCTAGCTGTAAATCCGACTACCAATTGTGGATCACTCCCGATATGATAAAAAAACATGTAAGGAAATTAACTAAGACAATGATGCTTCTTATCATGGCAATCATGTCTGCTTCTCTGTCAGTAGAACCTTGTTTCTCTCCAAGACTTTTTGCCCAGAGTCTCCACAACCTTTGCATTAGTGCCACCGATAAAATTTATGTTGTCCAATTCTACCAACTGGGACCATACCTCGATCATTAATCCAGTTGGGTTCTACGTAGGTTGCATGGTAATGAGTAGCACCTTCAGAGATGCCTCTCCACCCACCGTTGAGTGCTAGGTCAGCAACAATCTGTGCATCTTCCCATGCACCTTCTTCTAATGGTTCGTCGCTCAGACCATCACAGTACCAAGAGAAGTGACACATGCCGCGAACAGGAACAACATTACCCTTCCAGTTCACTCGTGTCTTTGCTTGATGCACGACACCGCATATGGTATCAGGAAAGTGTTTTGAATCTACGCGATTAAGAACAACATCTGCAACACTAATACGCCCAGCAAGGTTATCGCTACGAGACTCGTGATAGACATTAAGCGATAGGCAAAGTCGTTCGCTTTCTTTGAATCCATCAATTCCGCTTCGATCTGCTTCTGGTAGTCCAGTAGATTCTGGTTCGGTGAACTCTTTGATTGATATTTCCGTTTGCGGTTCACGAGATATTTCATTCTCTTGTTCTTGATTGTCATTAGGGAAAATCCAATATATAATTATAACTGATAATACAAACCATGCCGTAACAAATAAACGTTTTTTATTCATAGGATTCTATTTCTGCTACAAGTTCGTCTCTCAAAAATTGAGCAGAAGAATCTTTCCATGATGTTTTACCACCATTACTAAATTTAAATGCCAACGTCATTCTTCTGCATTTAGTATAACATGCATGCCAACAATGATGTTCTGGTTCATCTTTTCTACCGAAGTAATACCATCGGCATTGCCAACCGGGTTTGTCTTTAATAACTACTACTTTATCAGTTGGTACATCGTAGTAAGTAAAAAACCCTTCACCGGTTTCACTCCATGTAAACAGTATTTGATATGCATTTGCGTTCCAGTTAGTATGCCATCCAGTCAAACCGTCTTCTGGATAATCTACAAGCAGTGCGGATGAAGCAGTACCAATTTCAGGAGGAAGTTCATATTTTGCATACTGCCAAAAATTATCGAAATCCTCACAAAGACTCTCTCCCAATTGTTGAATCTCTACCACTCTTCCATGTTCAGGAAACCCTATATGTTCTTTCCAACGAGGCAAGTAATCTTCTCTCAATGATTTTTCACTGATCAAGGATTGGATTTCATCAGAAGACATTGTACTATGATCTAAATTTAGATTACTAATCCACGTGCTATTATAGGAGAGATCTAAATTATGTTTCTCGCACAGTTCATGGTATGTGTTAAGAACATAATTAAATTTAGCAAGTATTTTTTTATTGTTGAAAGCAACTTCCATTAGAATTTTATACCGCGTAGTTTCTCACTATTTATTCTTAATCCAGATTCAGATTTATCAAAAGCAGGACCGGTATCTTCCTCCATTAGTGTTTGTTCTTCTTGATCGATATCATATAATTTCATACGAGATCGATCAACACCAATGACAAATCTTTTATACTTATTAGGATCATTATATCTGTTCTTCAATTGCTTCACCATCATTTGATTCATGTCTGCAAGTTCATCGTTAGATATAAGAGCAAGCATTAGATCAGCAGTAGCAGGAAGACCAAATGATTCGGAAGTATCTTCTAATCCGGGATCAGAATTTCCATAACCTGATCGTGTGGTTTGCGTAGCAGAGAAAATAGGAAGGTTAAATTCTACGGCAAGACCTCTAAGTTCTTCTGCAATTGCTTTAATATAAGAATATGAATTGATTGCTCCACCCATACCTTTCATACGTGATGAAGAACAAATGTTGAGATAATCTATAAAAACAATATCAGGTTTGAATGTCTTTTTCAATTTTAATTCGTTGAGTAACGCACGAAAATGTCCAGTGTGTGCTTGTCCAGTTGGATACTCTTTGATAATCAAGTTACCATTAGTCTTAGACTTAATCTCAGAAACTTTATTGACAAACGTTTCTTTATCCATGCCGTCTAACCTATCAATAGGCATGTCCAATAGGTTTGCATCAATGCGTTCTGCAATACGTTCTTCTGCCATCTCCATCGTAATGTAGAGGACATCGTAACCAAGGGAAAGGCAACTAGCGGCGTGATGACACATAAAGAGACTTTTACCCACGCCCGTACCTGCCAGTGCGATGTTCAGAGTCTTATTAGGAAGACCACCTTTTGTAATGGTGTTTAAGTATTCTAGATCAAAGGGAATACGTTCTTCTTGCTCATGGTAAAAGTCAAACCGCTCTTCAACATTAACTAGATAGTCATGACCTACATTAGTATCAAAACTAACCGCTAGTGCCTTTTGTAGCAAATCTGGGATAGAGTTTTTAGATAAGACGGTACTCTTTCCGTCAATAATATTGATCGATTCAAAGACGGCAAGATGTATTGCACGTTCTTGACACCAGTTCTCGGTCTCATCAACCAACCATTCTACATTCTCTTCCTTACTATTAAAAATGTCAGGTATAATATCTTGTGCATGTCGATCCATTTCAGGATTCAAGTTTAGTTCTTGAACGCTGAGAACAAAAGATTCTTCACTAGGTAATTTATTATACTTTGCTACAAGATCTACAAGAACAATAAACAATTTAGCATAGACACCATTGAAGTATTCTTTCTGAATAAAAGGCAAAACCTTTCTCATGTATTCTTCATTGGTTATAATGTTTCTTAAAACAATCTTTTCAAAATCAATTCTTATCATTTAATTTCCATTGTTCGATATGTCTTTCTACGACTACTCCGCCCCAATAAAAACGAGCACGTTTTTTATGTCGAGAGATTGCTTGCCACCATCCGGGTTCACTCGAAAACATTTGTTCGTTATCAAGTAATTTTTTAGCATCAATTATATCATACATTTCGTAAGGGTGCAAGATTAAATAATCAGGTATGCCGTGGTACCCTTCGTAGTGCATGATACCTATTTTTCGTTCATCCATCAAATAGATTTTAGAATCCCATGATGGAACACTTCCAAAAATCCTTTTAGTATGTCTGTCTCTTCGATACTCATAGTTAAAACCGAAAGGTCTTTGAGTTTCATAACACTTGTTAACAAGATATCTGAAAACATGTTTAAGATTAACTGCAATCTTAACATCGTATCTTGCTCTAATAACAACATCATATGTTTTGTTTTTTATAAGATTATAAACGGCATTGTAGGCATAGAATTGTATAACTCCTCGTCTTTGTTTTGACATGAACGATTTTCGAAGTCTACCATTATCATGTGTATCGTGTACTCTTCGAAAAGGTGTAGACTGAACAAAAGGATCGTCAACATTCTCGTATAAATTATAGTCGGGATTAGGTTCGGAAGTGGTTATTAAAGGTTTGTATTCTTCAAGTTCTTCGTTATATTGATGCCAAGTATGGTAATAAAAGTCAGCATTATTAAAAACTTCTTTATAATCTGAAATGTTTTGTTTAAAACGGTCTCTTGGAATACCCGAAAATAAAACTGCTACTTTCATTTATCATCGCTTGTCACTAATCGGTTTTCTGCTTCTGCTCGTTCTAAAACATCTTCTAAAATCTGTGCTGCAAAGTCTTGCAATTCTATGGTATCTTCTGTCAGAGTATCATCAGGAGAGGACACTACTTTAAAATCGAACGATAAATGCTCACCGTCTTCCATAAAAGCAACTCTACCAAAAGAGATTACGGTTTCAGGATAATCACCTTCTAGGATTCTAACATGCCATGCTAGTTCGTTCGGATTATTTTCTACTGGAACCAATTCATAATGAACACCTTCGCTTACTTTGTCCAGATCAATCATCTTCAACCTCGATACCAATGTCTACTACTTCACTTCCAATCGTAAATGCTTTTCTCACATAGTCTTGGAATTCTTGATCCTCTAATATAGCATCCCAGAAAGATTTGTCAAGTTCTTTTTCACGATACTTTTTCTCTTCTCCTACTTTTTGATACCATCCATTAGATGGTTTAACAACATGACCAGATGCTAGTGCGACATCAAGAAGTCCAGACATCTCATCAATACCACCTTCCCATGATACAGAAATAGGAATCTTACTTTGCTCTTTTACATAACGAGACTTCTCTACCTTGATCACAAAGTCATAACCTGTGACCTCGGTACCAGTCTTGTTCTGTCTGCGACCAATAATCCAAATCGTGTTAGCACTGTAATAGATACCCGTACCACCACCGACAACATCTTTCGGAAACAATCCGATCTCTTTGTAGGTATGATTAACAGCAAGCAACGGAATGTTTTTCATCGCAAGATAAGGTGTGACCATGCGGAACAAACCTTTGAATGCCTTTGCACGAGACATGTCTGCAACAGACTTCTCGTTCATAGTGTCTTCTAATTCCTTTTTAGAAGCAAGGTTGCCGATAGAATCAATTACTACGATAACATCATCATCTTTATCAATCTCTTCTAGTTGACCTACCAGATCAAACTTCAACTGTTCGGCATCAGTAATAGGCACATGCAATACTCGTGACGTATCAATACCAAAGTTGTCAAAATAAGATTGTGGTGAACCAAACTCTGAATCATAGAACAACATCACCGCATCAGGTTTCGCATCGAGATATGCTGCTGCCATCTTGAGTGCGAACGAAGTTTTGAAGTGCTTAGAAGGACCTGCTAATACCGTGAGTCCGGGTGTGAGTCCACCATCAAGTGATCCGGTGAGTGCAACATTGAGCATAGGAACGTCAGTTTGTACCACTTCTTTCTCTTGAAAGAATTCCGACTTATCCATCTCACTGGTAAGTTTAATCTTGGAGTTCTTTTTAAGTTTTGCCATTAGCGACATAATAATTCCTTTAATTCTGTGTATCCACCAACTGGAACACCATCTACTTTAATTTGAGGAAAAGTAGTAGCACCTACAAACTCTGCTAAGATCTCTTCCTTTGTGAAGTCAACGTTGTAGGTTTTGTAAGTGAAGTCAAGATGCAACTCGTCGCACAAATCTATTGCCGCACTACAAAAACTACAATTGTCTTTACCCCAAATCTCTACCTTCATATCAGTCCTTTAAATTTTTAAAGTTGATACACTCATCGATCAAAGGCAGTTTATCAGTTAATCCTACAAACAATCGAACATCTTTGTTTCTGTATTCACCTGCAAAACTCTTTGCTTTTTTGTAAGTAACCTGATCTCCAAGTCTTGCTTTCAAAAAACTAGGGATTGTGTTTGTTAGATTTGTATTATAATCTTCACACATTTTTTTGATTATATTGAAATTGCCATAAGTATCATTGACAATATAATCATGTGCTTGGTTCCAAAAAGTTTGCGTAACTGCTTTCTCTGCTGAGATCATCAGTTTAGCAAGAGCAACATCCCACAAAGATCCTTGATAAAATTTCCTTGATAACATACTCATACCGTTTGACAAGTTGGAAATATTATTAACTGCTTTTTGAGTGCCACCAGCAAAGAACACTTGTGATGCTAACATCTCATCTAGGTTATCGTCACAAGAATCCTCCGGACAATATACAAATCTATCAGGTTCAACAATAACTGCGATCTTACTCAAAGTTTCAATCGATACGGTTGTTTTCAGAACAATAGAACACTGCATTTGTGATGATATTTTTTTAACAGCATTGACGATTTCCGCATCTTCTATTTCATCATTATCATTTAAAATTGTATCTAATGTAATGAACACTAGATGTGTGTTCGGAAATTCCAGAAGGTCATCCACTGTATCATATTCGCTCATGTTGATCGCCTGAGTACGTAGTGGAGAACCGTACATGATCTGAACCAGTTTAGATAGATTGGTTCTACCTAAAATTGAAACATTAAGATCTGGTGCAGGATCTTTTTTATTGTCCATTGGTGGTAAATCAACTTCATTAGGATCAAGAGTTTCCTCGACATCTTCAAACTCAATCTCTTCAACACTATTATCACTCATATTAACTCCTATATTGTTTTATAAACGTATTCAATTGCTCGATCTGCTTCACGTTCTAATGGTCTATTATCATACCACAATCCATTGTCTGCGTCAAGTTGTCTACACATCTCTGCAATTTCTTTTGCCGATATATCATATTCGTTCTTCAATGCATTTCCTGCAATTGCTATCATGATCTGATACATTTTAGAGTACCAACCAGTCTTAGTTATAACTGTGTACTCTGCCCCCAATCTCTTAGGGAAAAAGGGACAGTCCCGATAAGAAGTCCAAGAAACATCTCTTGTAAGTTTAGATTTTCTATATTCAAGGACTTCGTTCCTCATAGATTCGGGCAATCTATCTAGGAAGTTATCACCGCTCAACTTTGTATATGGATATGCTTCCATAAGTTCAATCGGGTTTATGTCTTTACCTTCATTAGTAAAGTAAAAATTAAATGCTTCTGGATATTGTGCAGGGACATAATACATCCTAGATAAATCTTTCGTTTGTTCATCACCACCAAGACTCTTGAATCTTTCGTTTAAAGCAAACCAAAAGTGTGGAATATTTTCTGCTTCAACTTTTATTGAAGTCGGGAAAACCAATCTGAATTTGGGTTGGATAGGAGTGCTACTAGCGGTTGAATAGCAGATGAATTTATACTCTCCACAGATATGTTGAAGCGATTCGCCAAGGTCATTAAGAGGATCGAAATCATCAATATCCATAGCACACCAACCGCCCCATTCCACAACAGTTTTATTAGACCTTGTACTACCTTCGTGGTAGATAGCAGGACTAATAAGAGGACTAGAATTATTTCCACCTTTTTCTCCGGGTTTCATAGATAGATTAAGAAACATTTTCTCAAACGACTCCCAAGAATCGTGAGTAAGTTTTCTACTGGTTTTATTATCAAAAGTATTTTTGAATATAGTAAAGGAATACATGAGTTAATTATACTAGAAAAATAATTTATTGTCAAGCAAAGAATGCTTCCAAGGTAGCAACTGGTTCTGCCGTCCAACCAACTGCTTTTAAAATAGGATCAAGAGGATCCAAGAAAGTTTTAGAGAACATTTTATCATAGTCTATCTTAGGATGTACTTTGAATTCGGGAGGAAGTTGTCCTGAAAAACTGATGACATTCTCTTTCAAATGATTCGGGACTTTCAGATAAACAAATTTAATCTTCTCGCCGTCCTTGATCGATTCGTATTTCTGAGTCAACCCATTTTCTTTCAGGTAGTGATTGAATAACAGTGCTCCACGCACGTGTATCGGAGTTCCCTTACCATAGATGGTTCGAGCATCAGCAAACTTATTCACGTCAGAGACACCTCGTGGAAACGAGATCTGTTCAACCGGAAGTGTCTTGAAATATGATTTGAAATCGGATATGAATTTCTGAGTATCTTCTTCTGAACCTTTGACCAAGATCTGAAACAATTCTTTAAACTTGTCTCGTACAACCTGTGGGGTACTCGACTTGACTGCTTCAATACCCATCATCTTCAACTTGGGTTCAGAAAAGCGAACACCCTCACTGTCATGGACGTTTAATATGTAGCGTTTCTTTGCCATCCAAATACCACGATCTGCAATCACCTCACGTTTCATGACCATGCGATTATCATAGGCACCGGTTTCATCTGCCAGAGTTTGGTAAGCATCGGCAATTTTCGTTTCAAAATGTTCGCATACTTTATCGAGAAAGTTTATAGGATTAACAGGTTGATGTTGCTTAACAAGATCCGACATTGTGATGTACACAGAGTCAGTATCGATTGCTATCACGTAATCTTCTTTTGTACCCAATATTTCTTGCATCTCATCGTTAACTGCTTTCTCTGCACATCTGATAGCTCTTTGACCAGACAAAGTAATACCTTCGGCAATGCGTAGATCAAAATATCGGAAGTATTGATTTGCCAATGCACCATAGAGAGAATTCATCAGGATTTTAATGCCCGTCTGCTCAGTGTCTAATGTATCAATAACACTTTCTAGTTTAGGATCTTTGGTTTTCTCATACTCTTGTTTTGCTTTAATCATATCTTGTTTAATCAAGACGCGATTGTTATAAAACTTTTTAATAACCTTGGGAATAATACCTTCAATATCCGTTCTATATCGAGTTCCGTTAGCAGCAACACAATCACCATCCATGTCTAAGGTTTCGGGAGACATGTTATATTGTACAATAATGTTAGGGTACAGCGAATTTAAATCAAATGAGCATACGTAATCATGACCACCGACTGCGGGTTCTTTTACGTAACCACCAGCAATCTTAGTTTTACCCTGATCTATTCTAGCAGGAATAACAATATCGTTCTTTAACAATTCGTTGTATATTACTGCATCCCATATTCCAGTAGTGCCTAATGCTTGTACTAAGTTACATTTTGCATTATACGACATTGAGCAAATGAGTTTGATGATGTTAAGTTTCTTATCAAGACGTTCAACAAGGTCTGTGTCTTTGATGTTATAGTCGATAAACTTCTGATAGTCTTCTTTATACAGGGTGTGCAGATTACCGTGCTCTTCATAAGACAACTTACGCTCACCAAGAACAACATTAGCAATATGATCTAACTTGTATGATTCTTGTTGACCATAAGTGTTCAATGTAAACTTCTTGAACAGATCATAGTAATCAAGAATGTTAATACCGTCGAGGTCATATGCAACCTGCTCTCTACCGCCAAGAGTTCTGACATGACGTTCTTTCACATGACCCCATGGTGACAACTTATCTGCTACTTCTTTGCCAGCAATTGCCAAGGTTCTGCGATAGAGGTAAGGTATATCAAAAAGATTAACATTCCATCCAGTGACAACATCAGGGGTATTGACTGAGGATCCCCACCACGACATAAAAGATCTCAACAAGTTGAGTTCACTGTCGCATTGAAAAAACTCTACGTTGTTTTCATTGAGTTCAGCATTGTACTCATGCAAACCCCACACATAAAAAGTGTCAGACTTGCTGGACTTAACGCATATTGCAGTGACAGGTTTTGATGCTTCTTCGGGACTGGGAAACCCTTCATCAGATTGAACCTCGATATCCATATACAACGTATCGATAAGAGACGTATCGTATTTCATATCGGAGGGAAATTTTTCAGCAATGAATTGCAACTGAAAATTATCTTGACCATGTACAGGAAACCCTTGTACACCTTGATACCGTTTGCGGAATTCTCCTGCATCCCTCATAGTATCAAACGTTATAGGGGAAACTTTTTTGCCATACAAACTACGGAACTTGCTGGGTTTATCAGAGTTCACATAAAGTGTAGGTTTAAAAGGGATTGTTTGGGAAACTCGTTCTCCGTTATCGTATCCGCGATAATAGATTAGGTTACCTTTGCGAGAAACATGCGTATAAAATTTTGTCATGTGTCCATTATAACATAATTGAAATAGAAGTCAAGTGGTCCGACAGTTTTTAGTGCTCGTTCCGTAGAGCAGGGAACGTCGGCAAACCCTCATAGATGGGTCAGGGGAGATGCGTCTCCCCCAGTTTCGTTACATGCGCTTAAGTAACACCCAAATCTTACAGTACCGGAATATATAGAGTGTCCATTGGGATACCTACATGATTCCAATCTGTGAAGAAAGGTGCTATCAGTCCACCAACAATAAGGGCGACGAACAGAACGATAGGAGTTGCCTCTTTAATTTTTCTGATCATCTCTTTTCCTTAATGTAGTAGTTACGACATTCCTGATGTGACTCAGCAATACCATCGAGAACTTCTTGAGCACATTTCTCATTGAGTTCACGATTACCGTTACTGACTAAAATTACACCCACCAACACCATTGCAGTTAGCACACCCATTATACGCTCCAACTAATTAGGATCATAACAGGCACTACTAAGAGTGCACCAAACAATTGTGCAATTGCGATCATTTCTTCTTTTTTAGAGGAGAGAAATTCCTCGTTTTTTACTAACGTTTTCATAAGTGTCCTTATTGAGAATTGATTTCTATTTTTCTCGGACGCTTCTCTTCGGGCAGTTCTACTCTGAGTTTAATCACTAGTAGTCCGTTGACGAATTCAGCTCCATCAACGACAACGTGGTCTGCGAGTCGAAATGTTTCCACGAATTTCTTCGTAGT